TACGACAGGGGGTGTGCCTCGGGTAGAGGCTACGAACGCAGCATCAACCTCCGACATTCTAAACCGATACATACCCCCCACCCGGATAAATGGGATGGTACCGCCCCGTATCCACGAGCGAACCGTAGATATGGACACCTGATAATGCTCTGCTACTTGCTCTATATTGCTATAGTGGTTCTCCATTACTTCCTCCTTATAGTGATAGTGTACTCGCTGCTAGAGTTTAAACCGGGGGGCAGAAGCTCTGGGTTGTCAGCTAAAAAGGCTTGAGTGTTTGACTGGTGTAGGCGTTTCTCCAAAAGATAGGGGGCGTTATGGTCGAGTACAAACTTATAGAAGTTCTCCCAGTCGGCGGTCGAATAGGTCGTTCGCACGGTGCGGTATGCTATTCCGTAGGGAGTGCGGATACTATCAAGACCATTCAGTTTGAAATGGTCGAGTAACGCCCCCTTGATCGTCTTCATTTTAGCTTCAAGGTCTGTAACACTATCAGTCAGCGTTATCAGCTTCTCGCGCATCCGGGCGTGGACGCGCATGAGAGTTTCAGGGGTAGGGGGAACCCCACCTTCTATTGGTGTATTCATTGCAATTCTCCATGAGTTGGTCTATCTGTATTCTTATTATGAGGGCATAGTACTACGTTCTAAAGACTTATGCAAGCAATCCTTCGTAAAGATCAATTAACTTTGAGTGTTCGTTACTTCTATTATCTAACAAGTTATATATGTGCCGTTCAACGGTAGAACCTTGTAGCCGTATAATCGTAACCGGGTTACTCTGTCCCGCCCGGTGCACCCGTGCATTCGCTTGCGCGTAAATCTCCAAGGAGGGTGTGGGCCCCCACCAAACCACTGTATCCGCCGCCGTAAGCGTTACTCCGTGCGCTGCTGCTTGAGGTTGGATGATTAGTATGCGAGGGTCTGCTGTATCTTGAAATTGCCGAAAAATCTCGGTGCGTTTTCCCACTGCAACATCCCCCCGTATAACCGCAACGGAGAAATCATCCGCAGTCAGTGCGTCGCGTAGAACGTCAATGACATGCCGGAAGGGGGCGAAGATGAGTATCTTGTGCTTTGTCTCACTGATAATCTCACGCAGCACTTTGTAGCGGTTCTTGATATCGAACATCAATGTTTCACCGCTGTCCGAATACACCGCACCGCAAGACACCTGTAATAATTTGTTGAGCCCCACCGCTGCATTGACCGCAGTAACTTGTTCGCCTGCTGCTTCCATTACGAGTTTTTGTTTTAGCTGGTTGTAGAACTTCTTTTGCTGGGGGGTCAACTCTACATCACGCACGACATAGGTCATGTCCGGCAAGTCTAAGCACTCTTTCTTCGTATGGCGGATCGCTGGTTGTAGCGCAGCAAACGCGGTCTTCTCGGCATCAGGTCTTAGCGCCCATTTGAATTGGGATATTTTAAACATAACCATGTCTTTAAATATCGTAAAATATTTAGGCACCTTCTCTGGGCTGACTAGTTTTGCTAGTCCGTAAGCATCCGCCGGGGACTGTGCCGCAGGGGTACCTGTAAGCATCCACAGCCATGTGCTCTTAGTTACTATGCGGTTTAGACATTTCCAACGCTTAGTCGTTGTGGTCTTATACGCATTCGCTTCATCCACCACAATCAGATCAAACCCACCTGCGGCGATCTCCTTCTCCATAATCTCTACGCCATCATAGTTAATGATAACGAACTCGGCATCTCCCTCTATGATGTCGCGGCGTTTGTTTGAGCTACCGTAGGCAATGTCCACCGACCTATGCATGACGAGCTTGAATAGATCAGCTTGCCACGCGGATTGCATAATCGACAATGGGCATATAACCAACACTCTGCGGATGTATCCTGATTTAATTAAATAGTCAGCCGCCCATATCACACCACCCGTCTTACCCGTGCCTTGCTCTGACAGACAGAAAGCGCGGCGGTGCAATGTTAGAAAGGATGCCGTTTCTTTCTGGTGGGCGAACGGCTTATACATTCCGGGCCAATCATAGTGCCCTAGTATCGGGGACGGGACATCTTTAATACGTAGGCTCTGTAGTATCTGCGCTTCATCCAGCCCCCAAGCTACTAGTATATTGCCGTCCGGTAATACTTTACTTTTTGGTAGCACCGCTGAAACCCGTTCGGGGTTCCGTAGGTTAAGGAGTAAAGATTTATTTTCTATAATTTGCATACCTGCTCCATGAGAAAAACATAATAAGTTGGATGGGGCAAGTCGCCCTGCCCCACCCGGTGCCTGCTCACGTAACCATAGAACTAATCTGAAAAGGTTGTTACGCGCAGACTGGTACGGTTATATGTCTCGCACTTACGTGCCATCTATGGCTGCTCACTCGTACCTTACAGCCGCCATAAATGAGAGTACCGCTTCACTACTTCTTTTTAGCGTGTCCGTTTTTACTACGGTTTACACTGGGGGACACGAGTCGCAAATTACTTGGCGCGTTTGTGCCTCCCTTACTAAGCATGGTTTTATGATCGATATCTTTACCAGTACGGTCGATGCCTTTGGCATCCATCATGCGTCTAGCGCGTTGGCGCTCCATACGTAGCGGTAACTCATTACGATCTTCTTGCTGCTTGTATTCTTTTTTATAGGGTCTTGCTTTATTGACGTAGGGCATTATGACCTCCCGTTATGTGAACAACTTAATACTGAGCAGTGTCTACGGCATAGGCCACTTGGGTTGGGGTTCCATACATCAGTTGCGTATGCTGTCTCTACCCGCGTGTAATGACGTAGCCATTTCTGCCATAGTTTTGGTTCCATCGATATGTCGTACTTATCTTTGATAAATGCATTACAGGCTACAAAAAGCAATCCCGCTTTAATACTCGTAATCATGGGGAAATGTTTAAACAAACCAAGCGCCATCAATTCTAACTGTCCGGTGTCCGCGTACTTCGCAGACTTGCCTGTTTTGTAATCGATGATTCGTGCCTCCCCCGTATTGTAGTTCAGTATAGCCAAATCAATGATGCCCCGAAACCACACATCCTTGTCGTTAAATCCGCAGGGCTCTAACTTCTCGGTCAGCCCTAGTTTGTATTCACATAGGCGCTCACCTTCAAACTGCATGAGATTGTCTAAGGTACTTTTGATATAGGAAAAATGCGCAGGTAACGGTATGCTCTCCTGCACGTAATCCTCCGCTGCTTTGTGCATGTTGGTGCCGTAGGACATGGCTTCGGAAACAGGCTCCGTAACATCCTTCACCACCCGCAAATGATAATACTTACGGGGGCACTGTTCAAAGAGCTTCAAGCTACTGTAGGACTGTGCAGGGATACTCATTTGCTTATTGCTCCTTTGTGCGCCATATTCTTATGGGCTCTCTTCGCTTATTTGAGTTAACAGTGCTCACCATAGTTAATCTGGACGAGTTAAATTGTTTGTCGTAGGATAAAAAATAATCTCCACGTAATACTATGCACCACTGCGAAGCTGTGTAGGTGTTGCGTTTAGAGCACACAATGGTACCCACATTTGAACGGCCCCCAAAGATATTAAACGAGGCTATTGCCGCAAGGTCGTTGCTCCCCCCCTGCCATAGGCTATCCCCCCTTTTCTCGGACAGGAACGGCCCAACAAATACTGGCATGTTCAAATCTCTGGAGTATGCTTGTGCCTGCTCCAAATAGTCTGCCAGTTCTGTAGCACGAGTCGCGTCATTTAGCTGTCGCTTGCACTCCACACCGAAAAATATATGCCCGTCCTGATATAGAGCCTTAACTAAAAAATCAATTGTTCCGTTGCTTTTTGTTGGATACTGTTCTTTATACTCCCACCCCATAGAGACAAAGAAGTCACGTAGAACCTGTGATGCCCTTGCTTCAGTGCTTACAGGGTCTAGCGCGGCAATCTTCTCTTCTCTCCGAAGTCTGTGCTTCTCGATGAGTGCCTTTTGGTCTTCGGAGGTAAGTCTTAGCCTCTCGATGAATGCCTCTTGGTCTTCGGAAATACGTCTTATTGGTAGAACCATTAGCATTCTCCGTAAGATTTACCAACCCCACTCTCACAATTAACAGGCAACCCCACTGCCCACGGTGGTACCCAACGCATACACTCTTCGATATATGCTTGTGCCGTAACTGCCTCTGTATCCGATACAACACATACAACTGCATCATGCACAGTTAAGACTGGGCGGTATTTTTTGGCGATGCGCAACATCTGGTCACCAACAATAATACGTGCAAGCGCCTGTACAGCGTTCTCCACGACCTTGCCCCCATATAGATTAACTCGTCCTCGGCGGGACTCATAACTGTACTGCAGCCCCTTCTCCCCCGCCTCAGCGGTAAGGTCTTCATACCGCATCAACAGCCCATTAGGTAGCCTTATGGCGTATTCGGACGGCACCAACTCCAACACCCCCTCGCGCCCCAGTTGCGTACTTGCCCCTTGCAACATAGCAGTCAAAGCAGTCTGCGCTTGCCGCCACAAAGCTACTATTGCGCCATTGGCTTCTCGGTATGTAAAGATAATCCTGCGACACTCATCTAGCAAAGCATCCACACCTACATTCTTTAAGGCAGCTTGGAACTTCGGGGCCCCCATCCCGTAGCCCGCACCTAGAATAGTTGTTTTTCCTATGAACCGCTCCTCCTTGGTAACGTCGCCCTCGGCTTTACCATAGATTATAGAGGCCATCTTTTTATACACATCCTCGCGTCTGGCAAAGGCTTCTACTACATCCTCCTGTCCCGCCAACCATGCAAGCATCCTAGCCTCAATCTGTGAGGAGTCGCAGTTAATAATCACATGTCCCTCTGGTGCTACCACGGCGTTCTTCAACGTCTTCTCGTGGGTATCCCGACTAGGAAGGTTCTGGAAGTTAACTTTGTCTGAGCCCGCCCAGCGCCCCGTGTGAGCGCCATAATATTTGAGGGGAACTGGCATCCTACCGCGCTTGGCAATCCCGATAAAACGTTCAGTGCGCGACTCCTCTAACGTAGACTTGTTACCCAGTCGCGCCGCAACTACAGCTTGTACTCGCTCATCGGGATGCTCCAAGAGCGCCTTGAATTCCTCATCACTCTTGGCAAATGCCCATGTCTCTTTCTGTGTGAGCAAACTAATTTTACGTGGTGGTGATACCCCAAAAGTCTGTAACAACGCGGCGAACTTGGGGTTGGACATAAGTGTCTCACGGTCTTCAAGGCCACATGTTTTGAGCAGTGTCTCCTTCTTGTCCTTGACCTCATCCAGATGCTGTTCTAGTAAAAGTAACTCAAGCTCCAGTACTGGCTCCGTAAACATCCGTAGGGTCAGATCAATTAGCTTTAACTCCGAACGAGGGAAGCCATTACGCATCATCGCGTCAAATATCTTATATGTAAGGTCAGTATCGTTGATACAGTAGTCCCCGTATCGGCTTAACTCCTCTGCACTAAAATCACCCCGGTGTTTGCCAAGTGCATCTAGCACCGCGCTGCCCTTCTCTCCTACCTTATATCTCTCAGCAAGTTTGGCAAGGGAACCGCCCACCTCTACGCCGTGTATGGCCCGCCCCATACATAGAGTATCTACCCAGAGCTTCGGGCGTAACCCGAAATGCCAATTCAGTATGGCCCCATCGAACATGGCGTTATGCGCCAGCGCGACAGAATCGGCCCACGGGAACTGCCGTAGCCAATCCCCCAGTTGCTCCTGACTACCGCTTGCCCATGCGGGTTCGCCATCGTCTACCTTGACAGATACCCCAATGGTTTCGTATTCACCCCCCCGGATATACTCTTCGGTGGGCTGCTTAGTAAGGCTGTACGTCTTACTGTAATACGTTTCAAAATCAACGGTTAATAATTTCATGTGCCCTCATCCACGATCCAAGTTGGTCTACGTTGTCTTCGTTTATCACTATGGCTTTACCACCAGCTTCACGAATAGCTTTTATATTTAACTCTTGTAGTGCCGTAGCTGTATTCTTCCCAGCCTTGCACTCGATACCAAAGAACAAACTCCTCCAGCAAACCAAAAAGTCTGGCGCACCGGATGACCCGTATCCGCTGGTGACCGGCATAACGTAGTACGCCCCCAAAGATTTGAGAGTCTCGCGTACCTTCTTCTTTACTTTCGCTTCGGGGGTCATGCCTTATTTTCTTTCTACGTTAATTTTTTCCGCCTTTACCTTTGGCGTATTGAGGAAGGTAATATTTGGAACTACTTTGCACAGCCCCGCATACACCAGTTCGACCTTGACTGAGTTGATAATCTTACCCGCAGAGTTGTTCAACTCCTTGGCATCGGCGTGTGAAATCTCCTTTGCCTTGAGTTGTTCAAAGATGGTGATAAGTTCGTTTCTGAGGTCATCTATGTTTTTCATTTGCTTCTCCATGTTGTAAAAGTTTTTTAATATCAAGTTGTACTGCTTTTGTTGCTACTAACAGTTTGTGTATCTCTATATCTACAACTCCTTTGAACTGCTGATTTATCCAATACTCCCGCCTTTTACCGGGGTTTGCTTTCAACCACGCATCCCTGTATGCGTTCTTTTTATCCCGGTTTTTATCCCAGTATTCATAACACTTTATACGGTATGTCTGCCGGTTAGCGTCACGCCATAGCCTTGCCCAAGCCACCACCTTCTCCCGGTTTTTCTTTTTCCAGATACGCTCATTCTCTCGTACTTTTTCCTTGTTCGCGGCTGCCCATTTTCTAACCGCCATGTTACGTCTGATTCTTTTCTCTTCTGTACTTAGGGGTTTTTTCGGTTTTGGTGGGAACGCAATAGCCCACAGCTCCCTCCTACGCGCTCTCAGCCTCTCTCTGTTGGCCTCCACCCACACCCTTGCTTTTGCATTTATATTCTTTTGGTTATTTTTCCGCCATATCTCCCTTACCTTTTTTACTTTCTCTTTATTCTCCATCTGATATTTGCGCTGGCCTGCCGCTACTTTTTCCTTATTCTCCATCCTGTATTCGCGGGCGTAAATCCTTTTCCGCTCTCTTTTTTCTTCCTCGTCTGCAACTTCTTTTGCTAACGTCATCTAATACCTCTATAAGACTGTAAATACCGCAAAGTTTTTATAGCTATCTTGTTTTGCTTTTTTAAAATACCACCAGACCAACTTTCTGTATCGTGCTCTCCACTGCGACTCGGTAAGAACTTTTTTGTATACGCTCTGGCGCTTTCTTACCGGCGCGGTTGACATCAGCCTAATTATTCTCATTTTAAGCACTCCTTCATCGCGGCGGTCAAACGCTCAATTCGCTGCTTGTTGTAAAGCACCATAGATTCGGCATAGTCTTTCGCGGTTTCAGCAATCAGCAAGTCCCGCCGCGCCGCGTCTAACTCACGCGCCATCAATTCTTCGCAAGTCGAGGGGATGTATAGTTTTTTGAGCCAGTTGATAAAGTTCATTTGTTCTCCTTTTTGCTGCGTTCGTGC